GGCTAAATACTCTGGGGATGAGGATGCGCAAAGATCAGCTTGGCAAGAGGTTAAAGCAACCAAGTTGCCAGTAAAATTAAATTCTTTGGTAAAACTTTTAGGTGACAAAAACTATTTCTCGGGAAACAATTATCATGCCGGTGATATTGCGGTATTCTCAGCATCGTATTTAATGGTCCAGGCTGGCTTGGGCGATGTGTTATCTCAATACCCAACTTTACAAGCTCATTATGATAATGTAATGCAATTGGGTAGTGTAAAGGCGTTTGTTGAAGATGGCGACAAAGCCTATTTAAAAGTACCGAGTCCTAAAGTAGTAGAAGCTGAGTCAGAACAAGTGGCAGTTTAATAAATATAATATATCTAGTAATTAATGGGAAATATTCTCTCCAAATGTTGTTGTTTTTGCTGTTTAAAAATAAGAAAAGAACTAAGACGTGATCGTAAAGTAGAAATTATATATAAAGAAATCACGAATGATCCCATGGGATATCATGAAGAAAATGTTATATGAAAAATTGAATATTTTATAATTTTTCATATAAGTATTAAACTACATTAATTAACGCATAGTATAATGGATATAGCACACTTTACACCAGTAAAAAGATCAAGAATCATATTAAAAGAAGAAGTTAAAAAGGGGATATGTGATAGAATAATGGAAATATTATTCTCATCGCCACATGATTCACACGAAGTCGCAAAAAAAATAATAACAAAAAACAGAGCAATTCAGTGTGAATTTTCGGATGAAGATGAGGAAGATCCTTGGGGACAGTATGTACATCTGGATTAATAATATCTATCATAAGGACACATATCACACCTTTCGGTTAATGAACTATTTTCACCACAACATTCAAATTTTTTTTTTGCATCAAACATAGTTTCACTGTCAATAGTCTTACTGTCGATACTCTTTAGTATTGTTTTACTACAATGATCTGCTTTTCTAGGACTTGAAGTACTGATATATTCAGGATCCCGATTGGTAAATCTCGCTAAAACATTGGGTAATTTCCTATCGTGAAGTTTGCGATAAGAAATATAACGGAACGCTAATCTAAATGGCATATTTATATAAATAAAATATTAAATTGAATAGAATTTATCATTTGTTTCCAATACAAAAAACACAATAAACAAGCATAATGACTAGTATCGCAGACCTTCAAACCCAAGCTCAAAAAGAAATCAAACAATTGGTAAAGCCATTGACAGCTTACCAACTTTATAACAAAAAAATGAGAGAAGATTGGAGTTCAATGTCAGATGAAGATAAACGGCAATTCACAGAAAAGTCAAAAGTGGAGAAAGACAAACATGAAGAAAAGAAACAATCCATTGAAGACTCATTGAAAGAAGAAGTAAAAAAACTTAAGTTGTTCTTAAGATACTCCGGCGATAGAGTTCCTTGTGTAGGACTAGATAATGGATTTTCAAAATATACCATAGTAGGTCCAATGGATGAAATAGAGTTCTTTACAGAATCGGAAAAACAGAAACTCATAAACAAAGGTGTCCCAGAACAATACATTGGTAAGTACAAGTCTATCGGAGGTCGAAAATTTAACTGGCGAGCTGCAAGAAAATGGAATGTAACTGTATATGGTGGCTCACAAAATTACAGATCCTGCTGGGGAAGCCTACTGGAAAACTACGAAGGAAAAACTGGTGAATTTACAACTTATAATAACTATAAAGGTGAAACTTGGACAGAAAACTATTGAACAAGAAATAAAGAATTAAACCATAATATAAAACCATAATATAAAACCAAATTTTTATATAATATATAAAAATGCGTATATTAGTAACGGGCGGTACAGGAATGGTAGGATCACATATCCAGGACTTAGTAGATAAAACGAGAAACAAAGACAATGAACTAACTGACGAAGAAAAAAATATTTTAAATGACAATAAATTCATATTTTTATCTAGAAATGATTGTGATTTAACAAATAGATTATCAGTAATGCATTATTTTTCAAGCAATGAACAATTCGACTGTATAATTCATCTAGCAGCATGCGTAGGAGGATTATTCATGAATATGAATAACGGTATAAAAATGTTCAGTGATAACATCAAAATAAATGAAAACATACTAGAAATGAGTCATAAATATAAAATAAAAAGGGGGATATTCTGCCTATCATCTTGTATTTATCCTCAATACCCATACGAATTTCCAATGGATGAAAAGCAAATACATTATGGTGCACCGCATCCATCAAACGAAGGGTACGCTTTTGCAAAAAGGATGTTAGAGTTGCAATGTCGGCAATATAATAAAGCTTATAATACAGAATATATTTGCGTGATACCTGTAAATCTATATGGGGAATATGATAATTTTAACTTGGAAGATGGTCACGTGATACCAGCATTAATGCATCGATTTCATAATACTCTGTTAAGAAATAAAGAGAACAATACAGATGAAAAACACATTGCCTATGGAACGGGTAGACCTCTGAGACAATTTTTGTACGCTGGAGATTTCGCAAAAATAATTTGTAAGATCCTTCTGGATAATAAATATAAATCAACCGAGCCGATTATATGTTGTAAAGACGAGTTAAAAATTAGAACAATGATCTTTGCGCTAGCACGGGCGATGAATATTGAAAATCATGATATAGTATTCGATACTTCAAAAGGGGATGGATGTATGAGGAAAACCGTGAGCAATTTAAAATTACAGACATTATATCCTAATTTTAAATTTAAATCTCTCCAAGATGGATTAAATATCACCTACAAATGGTTCCAAGAAAATTATAACATCATAAGAAAATGATTAATCAGACTGTATACCTATAACGGCGCAATCTAATCTAGCACCGGCGTGTCCAGTAGTAAGAGAATCAGGGAAACCTCCTTTACCCAAATCATCTGGATCAGCGTGAACAACAATCGATCGCCCAAATATACTATTTTTCCCGTAAAGTGTCATTTTGTCAACAGCGAAATGAAATTTTGCTGTACCCTTTTTATTTGCAGTAATGTTGCCTAAATCGCCCGCGTGACTATTAGTTACATTTCTACCACCGTGAACTTTATTAGTGGGATTAAAATGCCCTCCACATTTTGTACAATCAGTTTTCAATAAATTTCCGTACTTATGTACATGAAATCCGTGCTTACCTGGAGATAAATTACTAATATGGCCATTTATTTTAACAATACTTTTAGAATCTTCTTGAATAAATGTAACATAACCTTTTAATTTATTTTGAAATACAGCAATACCTTTCATTTATAAATAAGGAATATTAGTTATTGAAAAATTGAACAAAAAAAGAGAAAGAAAAGAAGTATACAATACTTTAATACAATCACAAGAACACCACAAGAACACCACAAGAACACCAAGAATAATGGCAAATAATAGCAATGCAACAAAAGACCAAGTAGGAATAGCTCTAACGATGAAACAACTAAGTAAACTACACGATGGATTGGATATAGATATTAATCACGCTGTAACATCGAATGATTTGATGAAGCTAATGACGGAATGTATCAAACTCCGAAAATTTAAGGAGAAGGTGAATGGGGCGCATCAAAAGCGACATTCAAAGTACAGTTATTCTGCAATTGAAAATGCAGATTTAGCAGCTAGATTGAGTAAAGATATAAGTTTGATAACACGAATTGTCAGAGCATCAATTGATGTATATGCAGCTTTTCCATTTTCAGGAAAAGAACATCATTATCAGGCGGCGTTGGAATCAGAATTGAGAGAGATGGGAGAGTTTGTTCAGCAAGAGGTGGCTAGACTTTTACACTATCAAAAGAGGAATGGAGAGATTATGCAACTACCTCATGATATCCGAGGTAGAGAAGATTTGCTATTGCCTAGAAATAAGATGATTTTGGAACTTAAACAAACAGGAAAGCTTTGTGACAAAGAGTTTAATCAAATATGCAGATATATGGAAGAACGGCGACTAAATTCTGAATGGAAATCCGATACTAAAGGAATGTTAATAAATTTCGGAGATAATGAGTTGGAATGTTGGTGTTTATTCTATGCAAATCCGGATGGATCAATTAGAAATCCATCACATTTGCAACCCCCTAGATTAACACGCGTCTTACTTTTTAGGGAAGAAAAACCACCTATCGAAACATTTGTAGATACATTTGAAAATCGTATAAATAACAACGGAGAGTAAAAGTGAGCAAATTAAAAAATAAACAAACTATAATGTTAAAAGATATGAACTTTGAAATTCTTTTAAAAAATCTAAATAAACATAATTTTTTATTTGATTTAGATTTAGTCTTAGAGGGCGGATGCATGAATGGAGCATATGAAATAGGAGGGTTAATGCTAATAAAAGAAATGGAAAAATTAAAGTATTTTAAAATAGAACGTATATCAGGGGCTAGCGTGGGAGGATATGCCGGATTTTTATATTTAATTGATAAGTTAGATGTTTATATAAATGAGTATGAAACACTGAAAGAAGGATTTCGAGAAACCTTAACACTAATAAAATTAGAAGACCAATTGCAAAAGCTAGTAAATGAACTATCTGACAGTTTATTCAAATCTCTCCAAAAGGGGCGGTTGTTTATAAGATTTTTCGATATTAATACACAGGAATGTATTTTAAAAAACGAGTACGAGTCTAGACAAGAACTGATTGATACAATATTAAAATCGTGTCATATGCCATTTCTAATAAATGGTAAATTATTTTATGAAAAAAATAAAAGACAATATATTGATGGCGGAATGCCTTATATTTTTAAAGATTATATGGAAAAGGAAAAAAGAAAAACACTATATATAACTTTAACGAGATATGATAAAATTAAAAGCATATTAAATGTAAGTAATGAAAAGACAATCCATGGAAGAGTATTAGAAGGGATTATAGATACATATAATTTTTTTTTAAAAAGACATTCAACTGATATGTGCAGTTATGTAGAGGAGTGGGGTATAGTTGAGAATATGAGATATTGCATATTTAGTTATGTATATAAAATATTAGTTTATTTGGTTTACATACTTTATAAGATACATGAATATGCGTTTCCTTTGATAAGCAAAACACTAATATATGAACAATTTTCTCCTTTATTATGTCGATTATATAAAAGTATGGTATTATCTCTAGTATTTAATTAATAAGTGCAATTAAAGGATAATGATCTGAATAGTGTGTAATATCCCAGTTATCGACATCAACATTAAAATGAATATCATTAGTAGTATTTATTATATGATCAAGAATTTTATTAGTGTCTTTATGCGTTGGAGTAGTATTATTAATAAGAGTATTTGTAAAAAGTTGAGGAAATTCAATATTAAGATCACCAATTAAAAAAGTTTTATTTATAAAAGGATTTTCTGCGAGAATATGTTTTAATTGTAAATAGGCAATTATACTATTATCAGATTGTAGATGTGTGTTAATAAAATTTATATCACCAATAGAAAAATACAAAGCGCCTTTAGAAGCGAATCCATCCGGCCAAGTAGTTTTATGAAATGGAGTAAACTGTTTAAAAATGATTGGATTTTTAGACAAAACCAATAGTCCAGAATTTTCACCTACAATAAATCGATTTGCAAGAGATCCAGTTAAAAAATAAGGGAATTTTTTTTTAATTTTTTTATTAAAAATGATGGCATCAAGGGTGGGTATTTCAAATGCTTCCTGTATACAAATGACATCACTTTTACTCAATAAAATATAATTCAAAATATTATTAATTTTTTCACCTTTATAAGAGTGCCAAAAAAGTTCTTGTATATTCCATGATGTAATTGATTTTATTTTTGATTTTTTTTGCGATTCAAGTATTCGTGTTTGGGAGATATTATAAACAGGATCACAAATATAATTAATAGTATTAGGTATTTTATACAAAGAAAAAGGTCCGTTACTTGATAAACAACGATGATAATAACATTGTTTGCATTTCAAAAGTTGTTTTATTTTATATAAAATAGCGTTCATTACTTAATGTATGGAAAAAATAAAATTTTAAAAAACACATATAATATATGTCAGATCCTTGTGCCATATGCCAAGAAGAGATAGATATAAATAAAAGAGTAATAACTAGTTGCAATCATGTGTTTCATTCGGAATGTTTTTTTAAATGGTTAAAAAAAAAGGCAAACTGTCCGGTTTGTAGAACAGTTTTTAAAGAACCTAATAGTTATGAAATAGATCAAGAACGAGAAGAATTGCATAATTTAAGATTAACTATAGATGATCATATGGAGTTATTGGAAGAAATCAAGAGTAATTGTTTTGATATTTCATTGGAACATACATTACTTATGAATGGATGCGCAGAATTAAAAGCAGAACAAGAGCTAAAAAAAATAAATATTTTAAATATACAAAATAATTTAAATCAATTAACAGCGAATTATAATTCAATAAGAGAAAAACGTAGAATAGAATTACATAATTTAGAACAAATTATTAGACAACAAGGAAATATAATCAATCGACACCGCCAAAGAAGTCGAATAGGAAGGATGAATTTTTAACAATATTAAAAACAACTTAAAGAAAATGATGTATAATATGATGCGGAGGGTAGAAAATATTACGATAAATGCTCTGGTAGCTCAGCTGGTTAGAGCGTTCGACTGTTAATCGAGATGTCGGCGGTTCGATCCCGTCCCGGAGCGTTAAACTTTAAAAAAGTTAGACAAAATTAAACTTTAAAAAAGTTAGACAAAATTAATGGCCTTCTTAGCTCAGTAGGCAGAGCGCGCGCCTTTTAAGCGCGTGGCCGTGGGTTCGATCCCCACAGAAGGCACTATTAATGTCCAAAAAATTGAAGTAAGAATTAATAAAGATAAATATGGTATCAACGCCATTAAATAAAGTAATACATTTACAACGATGAACAGTCCATCAACCGAAATGAACAATCAGCAAATAGCAAAATTGCTAACGGAGGGATTGGAAAATAAAGATTCTTGGGGGTACGGATTCCGTAGAATATCGGTCAAGCCAATTAATTTACCGGATTTCCAGTACACTTTCACGGCCTTGGGATACAAAGACCAGGATGGTCAAATGTACTTAGGGATGCGAATGAATGTAGATCAGTACAGCCCTTTGGAATTGCACAAATGGGATCTTGACACGGATATCCGATCTGTGTGGCCGGATATGCTGGGCAATCTATATCGAAAGCATATGCAAAGCAAGCATATACAAAACAAGAATTTGCCTACGAGGCAAATATAAAGCGAGTTGGCGCAGCGGTAGCGTGTTCGGCTCATAACCGGAAGGTCCCAGGATCGAAACCTGGACTCGCTATTCATAATTTAAAAGTCATTTAATGCCTACTTCCCGTAGTCAGGCCGATCGGGGAGGATTCAAGATCCTCTGGGCGAGAGCCCCACGTCAGTTCGAATCTGACAGTAGGCAGAATAAATTTTTTTATGTCGGTTTGTCCGAGTGGTCTAAGGAGCCAGGTTTAGGCCCTGGTATGTTCGCATGCGCGGGTTCAAATCCCGCAGCCGACAAACTCGGAGGACATGGTGTAATAGGGAAGCATAATACGTCTCCAAAGCGTAAGGTGTAGGTTCGATCCCTACTGTCCTCCACCCATCAATATTATAGAAAATTGAATAAAATAATTATATAAATAATAGTTTTATATACTTATTAATAATGCCTCGCATCGCATGGGCCAAGAATATTATGAATGCATACAATGTCGTAAAAAAAGGGGATAAGGTCTATGACACGGCGGGAAATCTGTTAGGCGTCTCAGATGACGTCTATGGTAGGGCAACAGCCACATCAGATGGATCTGTACACTTAACAACTGATAAATGGATTTCGGGTAAAGTTGAAAAAGAAAATGATCACTGGGTCATTCAATCCGAATGCAAAGTATCGTAAAAAAAATCTCTCTAGATTTATATATGCCATTTAAACCAGTTATAAATTTAAGAGCAACTACAATAGCAAAAGCCTTTATTCTAAACGCAACCGTATTAGCAATTATTGCTGCGTGTTCTATTGAATTGCGTAACTATTTGGATATAAGAAAAGAAACAAAGGGTCTTACTCGTTTTCAAAAGATGGGAATTACCATGATGGGAACTTTTATAATAGGAATTCTTGTTTATCTTATAGCACGCCTCCTTCTTGGTTTCGGAGAAGGTTTATTGGCTAATCCACCCTTTTCTAAAAAACTTATTTAACTATTATATAGATGTATGAATTTAACTCTGAAGCCTTACTAAATTGGATCACTGCATTTGCTATTTTTGAAATTCCTATGGCATATTTTTATTTATCGATATCGGGTAAAAATGATATGGTAACAGATTGGTACTCAGGCAATACAATTAATATCTGGAATGTAATAGCCCAAGACTCGTTATATGTAATTTGTGGTATAATCATAACATATACATTATTCAATTATTTAGTTAAGAAAAATATTATTAATAAATCATTTTTCTATTTTATACTTACATTTTTAGCAGTTCAATTAACTGGGGATTTATTATTCGCCCTTACAATCAAAAATTGGCCAGCTAAATACTCATCTAAATGGATTAATTATTTTAAAAAATACATTAAAACCTCGGGATTCAATGCATTAATAGGGGATAGTTTATATATAATAGCATGGTCTCTGGCATTTTACCTAGTGAACCATTATATAAAAACATATAAAGTTAAAATATTCATTATTAGTTTATTTTTCTTTTGTGTATCGGCTTATTCTGTAAAATAACTTAAACATAAGGCACCATTTTTCTATAGAGATAGACGGACAAAGAAAACAACACAGCTCCCCATAAAGTATCCATTACAAGTGTTTTATAATACCATTTTTTGAATATAGCATGATTGGTGGTCTCATAAACACCATAAACAAATAAACCCAATAATGCACATTCCTTAATAGACATATTCTTTAGAATGGCAAAATAAAAGATACCCATTGTTAAAAACATGTAGCACAAAATAGTAGAAACCATTTTAAGCTGAATCTTATCACCTTGTATAGCTTTCACTTGCATATTAAAATAGTTAGATACAGATCTTAAATAAATAAAATCTGTAGCGAGAAAAATTAAAGAAAATAGAATATAATTTTTAAGCATTTATGTATTGTTTAGATTTTTTTTTACGCACCTTTGGTCTAGTTGGTTATGACGCTCCCTTTACACGGGAGAGGACGCGCGTTCGATTCGCGCAAGGTGTAATAATTATTAATATACCTTTACGGATAAAGATAAAGATATATTATAACATTAATATATATATGTCAACTTATACAGAAGTATCAATTAAAAACAAAGTAGAATTAAATACAGCACTATTTCAATCCAATATAAATACAAGTAAGTGGGGAAAGGGAGAAGCAAAATCAGTAGATGATTTACTTAAAGAAATCATGGCGGGAGAAACCTTATTATTAAAAGATGGAAATAATAAATTGGTAAGAATTGTATCAGCAGTTTGGGTTAAAATGATTTTTAATATCAATGCATCTAATAAAGCCAAATTATTACCACCATCGGCTCTTGCGGATGATAGTGCACTAGGTAACTACTATTTAATTGAAACCTGTAACTATTCTCAAACCGGACCAATCCCTTTTGTAGATATACAATTCAAAAAAGAATCAAAGATTCACAGTAGATATTTAACAGAAAATATGGTCTTACCTAATTATAAAGGAAAACCATTGGCAGGAAAGCAAACAAAGGAAGATACTAAAGAAGCTGATATAAGAAGTGGTGCTATAGAGACAGCATTAAGAGAAATTAAAGAAGAATTAAATATAACATTGCCATACAAGGGCAAAAACGATCCATTTGATCCGGATATATTTGTTGAATGGTATCCAAAAGTTATAAAAGGGGGTAGTAAATGCGAATCAAAAGTGGGTGAAGGCTGGAAGGCGTGTCATAAAAATTCTCTTAAAAAACAGAAAGACACTATTTTGAAAGATGCAAAACTGGTAACATGGGAATGGATTAAAGAATCACCTGATGCTATCAAAGCAAACAGTATAGAACAAATTCCGGATATTACATTGGCTAAATCATCTAATAGTTATCCTGGGTTAGGAACCTTATATAAGATTATACATTTAAGAACTAAAAATTTGGAGGAATTTGACTGGGGCAAACAATGGATAAATGCGAGTGAAGGTAAAGATGCGCATAGACCAAAAAAATTAAATGAAAAGGTTGAATCCCAAGAAATAATTCAATATTATCCACCTCCCTATCAACCGTGGCAAGAAGAAGAAGGTATTACTACACCTTTATGTTTTAATGTATATGAAAATCCAAAAGCAGCACCAACAGCAGCAACAGTTGTGCCACTGAAGCACCAGGAGGCAAAAACATCAACATCAACAGCAACATCAGCAACATCAGCAACAAAAACAGCACCAGCAGCAGCAAAAACAGCAACAACAAAAACAGCAACAACAAAAACAGCAATAAAATCAGCAACAAAAGGGGGGAACAAAAAGGGTAAGAAAAAGAAAACGAGAAACAAAAAGGGTAAGAAAAAGAAAGGTACAAGGAGGCGCAAACGAAAAAAACGCACAAAAAATTGAACTAGGTTAATAATAATAAAGATTTATTATCAACCGCAAACCTCTTATATTTACATTAACCAAAAACACTATGTCTCGCTACCAAAGAAAACCCCTAATGAAGAGTGCTCAGGAGCTTCCATCCAATCCTCTTATGGATCGTAACCCTAGCAATATCGTGGGTACATCAGAGTGGGCAAAGAAAAGGAACTTGGAATCTTATCTTGATACGGGAACGCTCAGTCATTCGGGACTAACACGAAATCAGATTTATTCATCTCGTCGCCGTAAAACTACCAAGTCATCAGGGAGTGATAAAGCACGTAATGAAGAACTCATTGATAATATTTTGAACTTTATCTATAAGAACGGATGGCAACAGATTGCTGGAGGAGAGCACGACAAGAAGTGGATAAATACGCGACATTATCCAGAACAGATCTTCGATACAAGCTCAATTGTAGAGCTAACAACAGGAGAAACCCATTATTTCCCAGTAGCTTCAACGAGTGAAGATCCAGTTGGAGTGGCGATGAACTATCGAGGTTTGGGAAACGGAAGTCATTTCAACATTGTTTCAAATAAATGGAATCACATTTCGGAAGGACGACGTGGTAAACGCATGGAAAAGTATATTGAATATTGCAAGCGACGCGAAAAGCGCAAGATGGAGTTTTCAGAACAGGAAAGAGATGCATTTGCAAAAAAGCTAGCGATTACAACGCCATCTGGAAATTAAATAAAATAAAGATCTAAATAATATCTAATAAATTTTAAAAGAATGAGAGTACAATTCAATACTATAAAAAACAAATTATTATATGATAATTTTTATGCAGGAA